CAACCGCACGCGGATTTCCGGCAACTTACATGTGATCATAACGTACTACTTCAGGTTCGCCACAAAGCCCAAAGCACTTACAGACCGTAGTCCACAAAGATGGGAGAGTGAGACGGGTCGTCAAGAAGGAACCGTAAATTAATCACATCGCCGATCTGTGAATGCTCGATAGAGGTGCAAAGACGCTCATACTCCGAGGGCGTTAAGCCATATCGGGCACAACAAGCAACATCGTCGAGTGGAGGGCGCATCGACCGTACTTCCCCTAAGCGCGAGAGCGCGTTGGAGTTGTAGAGAGCATCAACCTCACGGTGCCGTGGAAAGCGTCGCCGGAGAGTGCGAATGAGTTCGCAATCACCGGCATGCTTTAGCCCGGCCACAAGCTGGGAATTGAATTCCTCAGCCCGAGCGTGGAGGTCTCCCCTCCCAGGGAGATCCCACGACTTCTGTCCCATCATACGTAACACTGGACCCCAATTGAAGAAGGCACGCACCTCTCCCGTAATGTCCCGTGTTGGTGAACACTTCAGGAATTGCACACCACTGAGGTCGCAAAACTCCATTGTCAACTTCCATCCAGACGACTCGGCACGGCGCTCCAGCTCGAGGCGAGAGTCAACGTGTCCAAGGAGCGGAAAATCATGCATCAGCTGGATGAAGATGGCTGCGGTGGCAATATTGTTCAAGGAGGTGGTTAGTAACGACCCGGAGTACTCAACAGGGTTCTTCGGGATGAAGCAAAGGCGCTCTTTTCCGTAACCGGCAACACAAGGCTGTCGGCACTGCTTAATGAGCATATCCAAATCGAGGTGGAGGTCACATGGCACCACATCGTGAAGGCACTCGAAAACTCGTGGACCCTGCGAGGAGTCACACGAGGAGATATCCACATTCACGAAGGCGTAGTGCACAAGGCCATCAACACCAAGGTATGGGTAGGACATAGATGCGTCGTCGCTGAAGAACAGGTACACTGGGTCGGTCGTCATCATCCGAAAATATGTCTCAAGAACGTCCAGGTTGGGTGAATCGACAAAATATCCGTGGGCCCACCCCTTAGCCCACGGTATCCGAATTGGGGTGGCACCCATGGCAGCTTTCACTGCCTTGGGTATGCGGCCGTCGCGTAGGGAGGCTGGGGTAGTAAGGTCGCATACAATGCGACCAGTTTTCCCAGGCTTAGCCCACTCC